AGGTAGTGTTTTTCCTACATAATAAAAAGTAGAACCACCATCTACTGATACTTCAACATCTACATCGGCACTATTAGTACCATCTATGTTTGAGATATATAAAGCGTGAATAATGCCCTCTGTAGAAGTAGGACAAGTGTATAAGGTAGTGACAGTAGTTCCTACCGCCACCCCTGCATTTTTAAATGTATTTGCCATTTTATTTTCCTATATTAAATTAATTAACCACCAAGAGCAATTGCCATAGCGACTGCTGTGCCTGTAGTATTGTTAAACTGTGTTTGAATATCCGAGGTTACACCATCAAGATAACCCATCTCAGTGGCAGTAACTCCTTCAATACTATGTGCTTGCATATCTAAGTTACCACCTAGTTGTGGGGTTGTGTCATCAACTACATCTGACATTCCTGCTACAGAAGTTACTGCTGACCAAGAACTACCATTATAGTGTTTAAGAACATTAGAGCTTGTATCTGCCCATAAATCACCCTCATTAGGTGAAGATGGTGCAGTGGCAGCAATAGTATATTCATCTGAGTATCTATTAACACTAGACTCGTTTGTGGCTACAGTCGTTACGTCTGAACTTATACCTGCTACCGTAGTAACATTAGCTGAGATGCCTGCCACAGTAGTTACATTGGCACTAATGCCAGCGACTGTTCCTATATCAGTACCATCTGCTGCGACTGTAGCGATGTCTGCTGCATCACCAGCGACTGTTGTGACATTAGCCGCAATACCAGCCACAGTAGTGACATTAGCGGACACTCCTGCTACAGTCGTTACATTAGCTGAGATACCAGAAACAGTGTCAATATTAGTTTGGTCTGCTGCGGTAGGAATTGTTCTCCCCCACGAAGTACCACCTAAATCGTAAACCATTGTTACATTGTTAGTGGTGTTGAAGTACATAGCACCATCTAATAAAGTAGCACCATCATTATCTACTGTTGGGTCAGAACTCTTAGAGCCTAAATATCTATCATCAAAAGCATCATAACTTGCTGCTGCATTTGTTTCACTTGTTGCAGCTGCACTGGCACTTGAAGAAGCTGCACTAGCTTGGGTTGTTGCAGTCGTTGCTTGAGTCGTTGCTGTTGTTGCTTGAGTCGTAGCAGTAGTGGCCGATGTTGCAGCACTTGTAGCTGATGTAGCTGCTGCGGTTGCTGAACTTGCTGCTGCGGTTGCACTCGAAGCTGCTGCTGTCGCTGAACTACCTGCTGCTACTGCATCTACTACTAATGACCAATAAGAAGTGTTAGTTAATAATATTCCTATAGCAGAAGCCGCAGTACAAATATAAATGTTGTTCAGTTGAGCAGTAGTCGTTGATTTAACTAGATCTCGCTGAACATAGGCTGCTGTAGTAGTGGTAGCATCAGAACCTTTATAAACACCAATCTCTTGAGTAATATCCAGATCACCTGCTGAATCAAAAGCGAATAACTTACTTGCTCTTACTGCGGCAGTACCTAATACTTCCACATCACCTGCATCTGTTACCGTAGTAGCAAACTTAACTGTTCTATCTAAAGCATCTTGGTGTTGTTGAGTTACGAAGGTTAGTCTATCTAGTGCATCTTCGTGAGTTTCTGCTGGGAAAGGATCGTTCTCTACATAGTCCGTTCCTTGAGTTAGTGTTAAGACTCTTTCAATAACTACTGAGTCTGCTGCTGTTAGTCCTGTGCCAAAGGTAACATTACCACCCGATGTTTCACCTGCATCTGATACAGTGTAGTCTGTAGTTAAAGTCTTTTGTACATCATTAACATAAACCTTCAAATCTGCATCTGCGAATATCTTAAATGTGTACGCAAATACGGTCTGTGACGATGACGCTGAATAACTTACTTTACTTGTTGTGCTTGATACTGCCATTTTTAACCTCTAATTGTTCATGATTATAACAAAATATCTATTGAATATTAGGGAAATTCGGCATTGCTCCGCTTCTTCCCATATCCTTTTTCATTCCCTTTATTCCTTTCTCGTAATAAGTATCTAAAAACTGTTTAGCATTCAAATCTCCAGTAGCATTCTTCAACTTCAATGCTGCTGCTAGAATGTCAGCTTCTTTTCTCTTATCACCGTTTGCAGATCTAAACTCATGCATCCAAGCATTTGATCCATATCTACGCATCATGTTACTTGATCTGCTAAGAATATCTTTTCCTTTCTTGGATTGGAGTGCTATAGCTTCTCTTTCATTAATCTGATCACCATGACCAGTTAGCATCTTACTGATAGCACTATTAATATCTATATTCTCTTGTGAGTACATAGCTTCATTCTTCATAGTTCCTAAAGCATGTGGCATATCTCCTGAATCAACTACTCTTAACCATCTTCCTAGGATGTTCTCCATGAAAGGCAAATCGTTGTTTTCTTTTATGAAGGTTAATAGTTTATTGTTTACATCTTCCTTACCAAGATTAGATAATTCACCTAGGTCGATTCTATTCTCATAACCCATAACATTTCTAACCCAGTCAGGAGTATCTTTATAGAATATACGACCACCCATACTGCTCCAGATGTTATCTTGCCACTCTGTTGATCTAGCTTCACCACCAGCTTTTTGTGCTTGCTCACTAATTACATTCTCTTCTCTAAAGTAATCATAAGGGTTTCCGTTACCAACATAGTAATCACCAGCTTGTTGTAACATCTTAAATAGTGGCGAGAAAGATGGAGTTTGTCCTGCAGCATAGTCCATTAGTCCTTCACCAAACTCTCCAGTTCTTGTGGCTGGATGAGCCATAGGGGAATTAGTAAACATTTGCCATACATTACCACTGATAAATCTAGCTGTTTCATCTAGAGGAATAGTTAGTATTATTCCTTTTTGTACCCAGCTCTCTCCGTCTGGGCCTTGAACCTCAACAAGATCTAACGGTATAACAATATAGTTAGTCTTAATATAGTTTGATGTCATTCCCATGATTGTTGCGTTCTTGGCTTTATCTTCATCTGTTAATCCTACTAAGCCTTGAGCCATAGCAAACATCAAAGCTTTAGTTGCAAAAGCTTGTTGGAATGTTGAGTTTAAATACTCAGCAGATCTCTTAGATGACTTCTTGCCAGTCAAAGGATCTCTTCTGAATGATTCCCAATCACCTCTCCAACCCTCTTTCATAGCATTAGAGAACATGAATAAGTTGTTATATACTGAGAACGCTTCACCCTTTCTAAGAAAAGCAGGAGATCCTAACTGTACTCTTACAATGTGGGCGATTCTTTCTTTAGATAACTCTGGGAAGTATCTTTCTAAGTATCTCTGACCACCAGCTTTATTCTGTGTTTCAACAAACTGACCAAATATTCTAATACCATCAATCATTGTTCTAATAGGATGATGTATATACTCATTCCATGATGTTTTAGATTGACTGAATTGTGCTATTCTTCTTTCCATAGCCATAACATCTGAAGGCTCACCCCAAGGTTCTGCCACTGAGATTAGAGATCTACCACTTCTCATGTTACTAATTACTTGATTGGGTACACCAAAATATCTATGAACACCATCAACACCGCCTTTAGCCCAGAACGGAAGATAAGAAGCCCACTTAACTAGAGGGATTTCATCATACCAACCACGACTAGGCAAATTCTTAACAGTTCTTTGGAAGTCACGCGCAGCATTGAATAACATGAATCCCGGATTTGATACGGTATAGACCTCTCTGAAGTATGCATTCATATTCTGAACCCACGCCCAAGCCTTATACCTGTCAATAGCGCTTTCTTTAAATGCTTTAGCTACCCACTTATCAACATAGAATCCTTTTAGTTTGCCTTTACGCATAACCATCAGTAGTTCTAGATTCTTGCCTTTGTACTTTTCACCATGAGGCTCAACAGGTCTTTCAATAGCAAAGCCATTAAGCATTACAGTTTCATATTCTGCTTTCTCAAAGTGAAACATTTTTGGTGCTGTTTTTAAAGCCTCTTCATACATCTTAATCGTATTATCAATAGCCTTGTTCTTTACTATTGCATCAATAATAGATAGATCACTAAATACAGTAGCGGTTAATGGGCTTTCAACACCTTTGAATGTACCAATCTGGCCGATCAACTTAGCACCCATGCCTTTACCGTAGCGAGCATCCATGTGTTCTACCACATTAAACTTAACATAATCTTTATTCTCGATAATCTTCTGCTTTAACTTAGCATCAAACATATCGGATTCTTGTACTTCTTTAATAAAGTTCTTTTGTCTAACCAGCCAGAATTGTTCTGCTACATCTCTTAGTTCTGGATGTTGTGTTTCTAATGTTGCCATCTCTTCAGCAGCAATCTTCCTATCCACACCAAAAGGGTTAATAAGTTCTGAACGATCACCTAATGCAATTCGTCTGAAGAATAGGTATAACTCAATATTCTCTTGTGGTATCTCCATATCTTTAGAAAACTCTCTAACCATGTACTGTAAATCAAAGATATATTCTTCATGAGCAGATTTGTTATAAAGCATCTTCTCTACACCTAGAGTTGGATCTTCACCCTCTTTCCATGTTTTTCCAGTTCTTTCTTCGTACAGATTTTGATCTCTAGTAATAGCAAAGTATTCATCATACAACTTATACTTCATAGTATTAGATCCCTCTTTTGGATCTAGATCATGTTCCATCATTTCAATACGCTTTAAATCACCATCACGCATACCTGCAAGAATACGCAAGCTTAAATCTTTTCTACCACCATTCGGAGTATTAAGAGCATCTTGTAGTTTGAACCAGTTTTCTCTGAATTTAGGATGCCCCTCATGCAGCCAGTTCATAAAGCCAGCATAAGCATTAGGAGCTTTCTTTTTGGTGAAAAACGGATTTACAACTAAAGCACTTATAAAATCAGCAAATATCTCCTTAGAACTTTTACGATAAGTAAGGAACTTTTTACTTGCTGTTTCTTCATTGAAAGGTCGCCATTCTTTTGACAACTCATAAAGCTCTTGATGAATTAAATCTTGTGATAATAGCTTTCTACGAGTAACTTCTGCCTCAAATATTTCCTTAAACTTAGCCTTGATCTTATCAGCTGAATGCTTAGGCGTTGCATTTGTTTTAGCACTAGAGTCAAGTATCTTAACAATCTCAGGATGTATTTGTCCTCTCATAGCTGCTCTAGTAATATCCTTCTTGAGCTTTTTATGTGCTTTTTGAATAAACAGATATAAACTAGGATCTACTTCAGCACGCTTCATTACACCTGTGAAGATGTCTTTAATTTCTTGTGGAGTAATGCCTAAGTCTTTAATCTCTTTTATGTTGGATAGGTCTTTTACAGTTTCATTAACTAATCTTCTAGCCTCTTTCTTCAGGTCTTTAATCTCACCTTTAGTTAGTGGCTTCTCTCCACTTGGAGTACCTTCATAATATTTACCAAAGTGCTTTTTAAGACTTGCAATACGACCAATGATATTGCCTCTGGCCATAGTATGATCACCTTCTTTCGATATGTAATCAACAACATGTCCAATCTCATGCATTAATGTAGCCATTAGCTGTGCTGTATCTTTACCTAGTTCAGCATTGATCTTAATAGCTGCTCTTAATTCAGCACCCTCATGAACAATAGCACGACCTCTAACACCTTCTGGTAGCTTGTTAGTTACTACAGCAAACTTACCATCCATCATTAATCTACCTAGCTCCACAATGTCAGGTAACTCTAGCATTCTGTTATAACGCTCTGCATCTCTAACCAATCCAAGATTAAATGATTGTGTGCTTGCTAAGTTTAGTGCTTTAGCGTTAGCTAGTTCTTTTGTGAAGTTAAGTTTTAGGTTTCCATTAGCATCATATTCTTTCTTCATGACACCTAATATCTTAACCTTGCTCATATCTAATAATACTGCTGAATCTCTAGACTTTTTATCACCAGATACATCTTCAATCTCGTTTCTGTAATAGATAGCATCATAACCTCTCTCCATAAGGAAAGCCCTAATAGCCATATTCTGATTAGAGTATGTTGTGCTTCCTACTCTTTTTCTAGCTATATCTTGTGCTTCATCTCTGGTCATAATATCTACACCCTTACTCTGAAGATAATGAGCAATACCACGCCAATCCTCTAAACCATTTGCTAATTGCTCTGATTTAATAACTAAAGGGTTACTAATCTTAGATAAAACTCTATAAATGAAAGGATTATCTAGTCTTGCTGCAGCTTGTGCATCATCACCTATATGAAGTAAGTATTCTGATCTTGTGTCAAAACTTGTTAGATCAGATCTTCTAGATGAATGAGAAACAATAGTCCATCCTTCGTCATTATTCTTTCTAATTTCTTCAACTCTAGGCAAATGTACTTCTTCAATAGAAGAGAACTCATGATTACCTTTAAGTTTAATTTGATTTGTTGCTATCAGATATTCAGGTAGATGGAAACCACCGTTATTATCGTACTCTTTCTCTGAAGTTTGTCGCAATAGATCCAGTGTTCTTTTCTCAATAAGCTCTTTAGCCTTGATACTAGATGCCTCTATAGATTCACCGTAAACCAATTCTTTCATGGATTGGAGAGATTCGATAACTAATTTTTGTGCCTCTTTACCACCACCTACTTCTTTAGCTTCAAGACCTTTAGCTCTAATCATGTCATCAATTTGCAACAGATCTATATCTAACTGAGTTAAATCTTTAATTTCTTCTTCAGGCTTTTCTATTCTTTTAGCGGTCATATCCTCAATAATAAGCCTTAAATCACTTGGCACTTCAACTCCCTTACCAATATGAATATCGTTGCCCTTATCTACAAACATTTCTACCATGTGCTTTAATCCATCAGTAGATATTTCACCATCAAGCTTTTCAATCTCCCAAGCATTGATACCTTTATCTCTAGCCCTGCGAAGAGTTACTCTAATATTTTGTACTACTGGAGTTCCTTCTTTTGCCTGTGCTGTAGCATGTTCAGCGTGTGTTAGTTCAATCTTTTGGCCACCAGTAGATCTGTCATGCTGATAGGTGTATTGAGAGGCTCTGTATATGCCATCAGTAGTAGTGTGTTTAGCAGTTGATTTCTGACCTTGAATAATAATAGCATGTAAAGATGCTTGAATTTCTTTAGGAAGATCGTAGAAATATTTACCGTTCTTTATTCTAGGTGTTGCACGCATAGCCTCAATAATGCCTTTTGCAATCTCTGGATTGTCTTTTAAATAGCTAGTGAATGTGTTAGATCTAATACCAAATTGAACAAATATCTTCTTTAATCTGTTATATACTGCGAAATCTGTAGTTCCAACTCTTAGTTTGATAGGTGCAGTCATCTTAGATATACCAGTATTAGAGGCATGTAATATAGATAAGACAGCTATACTGTGTAAAAATTCCTGTGTAGTTGGGAAAATACTATCTGGTAGTGTTAGATCTAAGATGTTTCTAAAAGGATCAAGATGCGAAGCTTCTGTCATTGCTATAGCTTCAGTTAATAACCTTGCAGAATTTACTCCATATTGCTTGCCAGTCTTACCTGTAGTGCCTTTAATGATAGATCTAATAAACGGATTTTTAGAGTTCATTGCCATCTTAGTGAATGTTGCACTAGCAACACCAGTAATAGCACCAATAACAGCTTCCGCACCAAATTCACGAATAGCGTTAGTCAAATACTTCATGAAATCTTGTTCGTTCTCTACATCCGTTGCATTCTGTAATAGATCATCATAAATACTACGAATAGCACCATGAACACCAAACATGCCTGCAAAACAACCTACTGTTCCACCGCCAGCAGTACCTGCTATTGGAACAATAGATCCAAGTGCGGCGGCAGTAGCACCACCAGCTTGACAACCAGCCCAATAAATAGGAGTATCTGGTAGTATTCCAGCGGCAGCATATACAAGCTGCTTCATCATTGGCTGCTCTTCTAAATAAATAGATTCACCAAGTAGTTCTTTCAAAGTTAGAGTTTCACCCTCTTGAATACTATGGAATTTAACGCCCATAGCAAAAACAGATTGTTGTACTCCATGCTCAATAGTATTATACCAATCCCACTCATATTCGTCAGGATTCATATCAATAGGTGGTTTACGCCTCTGATCTTCTTCGCTCCAATACCACTGATTATTTCTCGCCCACTCCCTACTACGACTTAGAGTTGCTTCTTCAAATTCAGTAGGAACAACTTGATACTCTGGATTGATTGAATAAACTGGAGTATCTTCTTCTATATTCCAGCTTTCAACATCTATACGCATTCTAACAAAACCTTCTGGAATGATCTCTGGGTTGCCATAGATTTCATCCTGATCACCATCAGCTAGATTCTTTTGTCTAGAAGTATCAAAGAACTGTAAACGATCTTTTGCTTGATCCCAAGTTAGCCCAGCATCAACCATTTGTGCAATTTCAGTAGCTATATCTGGCTTATTAGACCATACATCAAATAGATCAGCACTTACATCTTCTTTATTCCACTGTAAATATTTATTGTAATTATCTTCAGCTTTAAGCATGTTCTCCCACCTGCCGCCTTGTGCAGTTGTAGCTATCTGATGATATTTTGTACCAGTATCCGTTTCAAATGCGAACTTGGGATATTGTGTGCTACCATCTCTAACAGCCTCTTTATCCCAATTAAACACACCTACTTCGCCTAATACTTCTGTTGGTTTGCTGTAGCCTGTATCGCCTTGACTTATAATGCTGCTATATCCAGATCCATAAGACATTACAGGATTTAATGAAACACCTAGCTCAGTATTGATCTCAGCATCAGTCCTTCCCAATCCAAGAAGTTCATTGCGTTTATTTAAAAATGATGTTCTTGCTTGTTCAGATGTGTAACCGTCTGATAACCTATCAATTAAGAATTGTGATTTCATAAACCTCTTCTCTCATATACATTTTCAAGCATTTTTAATAGTCTATCATCTCTTTTCTCTGCTTTATCATGAGCAGCTTTATACTTTTTATATAGTTCTTTTGTTGGTTTAGGATGGGCTTTCCATTCTGCAATACCTGTTTCATGCCATGCATCATAAGTAGAATAATCAATACTTGATGTGTTGTTCAAATAATCAACAATAGTAACTTTTTCTTCTATCCACTTTCTAATATTGGAACTATCTACAAAACTACCAACATATAGGTTTGTTAATCCTTGTGCAAAATCTATCATTGCATCAGATGTTGCATCTATTGCTTTTAACACCATAGATCTACCTTCTTCTTCAATCCTTGCTTGTTCTTCTGCAGCGTTCTTAGCTTCAATATCTTTTATAGTTGATTCTTTAGCAGCAATCTGTTTTTCAATTTCAGTTAATCCTGCTTCTTCTGCTTCAATCTCACTTCTAACAATACCTATCTGTGCATCATATCTTTTCATTTCCAACTCGGCAATCTGTATTTCTAGTTCAGCTGATGATGTTTCCCAAATGCTAACATCCTTATCGCCAGATTCAGCTATATGATTATCTACTGCTGATTTTTCATCAGAAAGCTTTTGAATCTGTCTGTCTATATGAAGAACATCTTGATCCATTTTGTCTGTTAGATTATCGGCTTGTAGATACTGATCAAAGTTTCCATTTGCTAGTGCAGCTTGTCTAGCCTTCTGATGTTCAATAGGTTCTAATCTTGAAGTCCAACCTGCCGGAATAGGTGAGTCTGCCGGAATATTTACAACTAGATTAGGATCTCCTTTCTGCATTTGTGCAATCTTAGAGTAATAAAGCATAGAACCTTCTTCTTGGCTCATTCCCTCTGGTAGGGGCATTGAGAATGTAGATCCATCATCAAACTCAATATTAAGCTGATTAGCAGTTAGTGATTTATCCCATCCATTATCAATAGACCAGTCTGTAAGCTTGTTAGTTATTTCTTCACTAGAATACACAACCATTTTTTGAGCATTGTCAATCTCGTTCTGCTTATCTACTTGCTGCTGTGTTATTTTCTGTTTAATCTTGGATAGGACAGATGTGCCTACTGATCCTTGCTGATCCTTAATCAATCTGTGAACTATGTAATTAGGGTTCTCATATCCCGGAACGCCTACCTTTTGGCCATTCTCATCCATCTTATATAGTGGAGCATTTAACATAGCTTCAAATGAAGTTCCGTCTAGCTTCTTCTTTTCTATTAGAGTCTGCTCTAAAACCTCTTCAAAGTTCATCATTAGATTTTGAACCTGATTTCTAGCTTCAGTAATACTTGTTTTATCGCCATTAGCAATAACAGATGCCAAAAACTCTTCTGAATTAGCATTATTTAACACTAACTTTCTGTGTTCAGCAGGGTTTAGAATCTGTAATATTAATGAGTTTTCTGCACGTTTAAGCGCCCTAGCTTTTAATTTAGAAACCTTCCAATCTTTGCTTGTATCTTTTAAGAATGAATTGATAGGATTCCAATGCTTGTCAGGTATAAGTGGGAATTTACTAGATACATAACGCATAAACTCAACTTTAGCCTTTTCTGGATCACTCATAAACAAGTCAATAATATCTTGTATTACAGGATCTTCGCTTTTACCTTGTTGAATATCTAGCTTTAGATTTCTAAACTTCAATAACTCTGGGCCAGTAAAATCAGTCTTAGTCTTACCTATAGTTTGATTTGCAAACACATTATACAACGACTGATCTTTCTCACTAGGATCAGGCCATATCTCTTGTAGCTTCTCTAGAGTTAAAGTTCCTGTGTTTCTTAATCCATTCAATTCTGATATAACACCTGTAACTATAATATTATTGTTGCTATCAATTACTCCTTTACGGATGCTACGATCTCTTTCAAACTTCTGAATTAATGCTGCTCTTTGACCATCTATCTTTGTAACATCACCATCATCTAGTGCCATTACTGCGTCAATAATTTGTTGCTTCTTTTCTTCTGTGTAGCTTGGGCTATCTAAAACTGTCCAATCATGGCTTAATAATGATATAGCGGTATTGTACTGTTCGGTTGTAGTAGTAGTTGGAATACCATCTTCTGTAACACCAATTTCAGGATTATCAAAACCTAAGTTGTCAAAGGTTACTGCTCTGAAAGCCCTTTGCTTTGTATAGGCAGCATCATACTGTGTTTTGAATTGGTTTGCCCCTTGTGGATTTAGATTTGGGAAAGCACCCCACTGAGATAACATAGCTTTACCATCTGCGTAAGCTTCTTCAATTTGTATTGAAGAGCCACCGCCAAGTCTTTTTAAAGTTTCAGATAAATCTCCTAAATATGCAGTAGTATTGATACCTTGTTGATACTTTAAACCTTGATTGTAAGCATGGTTCATAGCGGTGGCTCTTGATATAGCCCACTGCTTTTCCATATTCGATCTTACAAAATCATCTTCTATTCCGTCTATTGAATCAGTCTTGTACTGGTCATACATAGCTCCAACCGATCCATGTATATTCTTAGTATCAACCTCATTAGACATCATGTTAGTTTCCGGATCGTAAGTTCCGAATGATGCGCTATTGATTACTCCATAAGGAGAGTTGTTTCCATATTTACCATTATCTTCTGCACCACCTTGCTCAAAGGTACGAAAATTTCCTAATGCACTATTTAACTGATTAGTCTTTTCTTGCTTATCAAGACTCTCAGAGAATGCAGATGCTATTCTTTGTGATGCTGATACAAGTTGATTACCTAAATCTTGTGCGCCTTTACCACCGGCTGCTGCAGCACTAAGCCATTTCGTGCTTCCAGAAACAGGTGTTGTATTGCCTAATCCAATAGTCTTTCTTGATGCTATTTTAATTGCCATATTTTAAACTCATTTCATTGCCTTATAACTTGTGGCTGCACCAGTAATTCCTGACAGTAAAGAACCTGTAGCTTGATACCTTGATGCTGTTAATTGCTGTGATCCTGCCATCCAATGTTTCCATGCTTCTGACCTAGATGTTCTTAAATTTTCTCTTGTATCTTCTTGTAAATCATTAATAGATTTTAATACATTTAGTTCAGCTGATCCTACGCCAGCTGATGCTCCGCTACCACCCCACTGTGCAACCTGCATGTGGATAGCTTCAATAGCCTGCCTGTGCATTGCCTTTCTTTTATAATGATAAGCGTTTAAGGTTTCGCCATATTCAACTTGACCCATCTTGTATGCTGCATTTCCAGACTCAATAGCACCTCTTGCGCCAATGACTCCGCCTGCTACTGATATTGCTGCTACTGCTGCTGCTGCTGCTACTGACATATTAATCACTCACCGTTAATGTTCCATGAATACCTAGTACCGTTAATGGTAAAGGTTGTTCTTGTTTGATTTCAATAATACCATCTCTATCCCAACCAAGATTAGTAACTCGTTTATCACCTGTGAATAAACCGATACCTGAACTCATAGGAGTTGATGATGTTCTAAATGGAAGTTGGTCATCATTAATCTTGACACCTGTTGTATTGAGCAATCTAACCTTAACCTCATTCCATCGTTTCTTTAATCCTTGTGCTTTACCTGCTTGAGAACCTGACTCAACACGCATAGTCTTTAAAGTTGATGTATATCCTAATCCTACTTGAATATCTACATTAGTCCAACCAGTAGGTACTGATATAGATATAGCACCACTTGAAACTACTTTATCTGGGAATACAGAGTCATTTATAACTAACTTGACCGTTTCCCCTTCTAAGTGAGAAAGTCCACTTACAGAGGTTGTAGCGGTTGATACAGTGCCTGTGATACCTGAATCTACATTTATGTCTGGGTCTAGATATTCAATATGCCTTACTACTGATCCATTGACAGTTCTTTTAACTGCTACCCATAATTGATCCTGAGTTGTATTAGTTATTACTGAAACACTCTCAACTTCAACGCTAGTACCACCAATCTCATGTTCCGCCCAAGCAATTACTTCTTCAGGTCTTTCATAAGTCAGACTTAACATCTTGCCATCTGCAGTACACGCCCAAATAACTGAATCTGGCTCTTGTTGATAGTCCATGTCTTTAAGGTAGCCTGCTGTTATATGCTCTGATAACAAAGTCATATCTGGAGCAATATAAGCATCACTCTGAAATTGATAAGAGAACTCTCTAATCTTTCTTCTAGCTCTCTGTGCAAATAGAATAGCGTTACCAATCTGGATAGGTGGGATAGTCCAACTACCGTAAGTAGTCTGCTGAGTAACCATTACATTAGATGGTGTTAAAGGCTCTCCCTGTGGGCGGCCTACTTTAAATTCACCACCTGCTGTTCCAACAATGAGATCTCTACTTGGTTGTAACCATCTTATTACATTGACTTTATTAGTAGCAATAGCATATTCCATTGACTCATCTGCCAAGCCTGTACCTTGATCAAAGTTCTCATAGTCAGCTGTTTGAGAACCCCATATTGTTTGTGGATAGGTAGAGCTACCAGCAAAGAATAATCTCTGTTCATAAAACGATACTGTTCTAGGATAGCCATTACTACTTGTCCAAGGTGTTGAACCAGCCCATGTGAATGTAGGTGTACTTAATGTCCAAGATGTATGACCTGTACGAGATAGCTTTCTAGGTGCATGGCCACTATGACAGATATACATAACATCTGCTGATTGTGCAAAGTGTAGTTCTGTTAGTTCAGCCTCTAAATAAGGTGTTGATATTTCATAAGCAGAACCGCCAGATTGAATCTGACCGTTGTCTTTATAGAAACGAATATAAGTGTCACCAAACTCTAGTACATAGGATTGAGTTACATTGAACTCGAAAGGAATAAGCCTTACTTCTTTAGTCGAATCCTTAACCTCAGAAACAAAGTGAGTTCCTCCTCGTCTAGTAGCGCCACCATGAGGATATACAATCATGTTGGTTAGTTCACTACAACCGTTAAAATATTTCTTAAAGTCTATTTGTCCTTCAAGACGAGGACTTAACTCCCCAGCTGTGAAGTTAGACTGAAATGGATGTACTCTAGCCATTTAACCCCTAAATGATGTAAATGTATCAGATACTAGACCATCAATAAAACCCTCCAATCCATCAATAGATCTAGCTTCTGCGACTTTGATTTCATATAGCTCCCACATTTGTTTAGAAAGGCTATTGCTTCCTGTTATTGAGTATGCTAATTCAGCAGCTAATCTAGCTGTCAATACTTCTGTGAAGATTGGATCGAATTGTGCTGTATCTGTTACTTGTGCAATGTAAAGAATCTTTGCAGTTCCTTCATCTGATAATAACTTTCTTCCTTCAATCTTAAAGATGTACTCATCATATTCCATTTTGAGAACACGAAGGCAATAAGGACTGGTTGGAAGAGTATATTGATAAGCGTAGTCAAATGCAGGTGCTGCAACTAACTTACTTAGCTCTTGTCTTTCTATTGCGAAATTCCAAGGATGTGATCTTAATACAGCATCTCTTGTAGGTTCGTAAAATGCGTTACAGAGTCTTGCTCTTTCTGTATCGTCAGTTAGGGAAGTGATTGGATCGTCACCAAGTTTTCTTAATGCGTTTGAACAAATGGAAACCGCTGTTGCCATATCTCTTCTCCTGAATGTGGTGAGGACAACCATTTATAGGAAGTCCTCATTTTTTATAACTTTTTAGTCTATTACATAAACCAAGTAGCCAGATGCAGTATCGCCAGAAACGATAGCAGTATCCGTACTTGTTAATCTAATAGATACGCCACCTTGCGAAATGAATACTTTAGTATCCGCAGTTAA